TCGAACTCGTCCAACGTCATCACCGTCATCAGGAACGCGCCGATGCCGTCCGCAGAGTCGACGAAGTCGTCCGGGCGGCCGCCGCCCTCCACCCGCAGGGCGAACAGCATCGGGTCCGGCCCGACCGTGATGTCGAACACGTACGGGCGCCGCCAATCCCCACGCACCCTGCGTTGATGTCTCGCAGCGGGGATCCCGTTCACGTACAGGACCCAATTCAGGATCGCTGTCGTCCAGACCCGCACGACCTGCCCCGACGTCACCCCGGCGCCAGGGGTCCACGTCCCACGGAAGTAGGCTGTGCCCGGCTGGTCGGCCATCCCGTCCTGGCCGGTCTCGTCGAACATCTCCCGGGACCACAGCCACTCGGCGTCCGGGTCCGGCCACCCCGCCGGCTGGTCCGCCAGCGCGTTTAACCGCGAGTCTGGGCTGCTCTGCGTCCCACGAGAGTTCGGGGTGATCCAGCCGGCGTCGTCGTAGTCGCGCTGGTGCCATCCGAACCGGCGCGGGTCGTACTCGTTCAGGACGGTGGTGGTCTCTTTGCCGGCCACCCCACCGAACGGGTAGACGACCGCCCCACCGACCCGGCCCCCACCCAGCCACGACTCCAACGACAGGCAGGTGTAGGACACGCCGGGACGTTCGTCAGGGTCGTACACCACCGCCGGCTGGTCGTGGACGAAGTAGCCGCCGAGGTCGGTCGCCCCATCGGTGACCTTGATCACCCTGCGGGGCTGGAGCAGGGCGATGTCGGCGGTGGACTCCAGGTCGACGGTGAACGTCAGGTGAGAGGCGAGCCGGTCCGACTGCCGGTTGATCCTGACGTGATGCGCTTCGGTCAACGTCCCGAGCGAGGTGGCCCCGTCAGGGCTGTAGACGGTGAGGGTCCAGGCCATCAGGCGACCGGGTCCAGGTCGACCGGGCCGTCCGGCAAGGTGATGTCAAGGACGCAACGGGCGAACCGTGGCGCCTGGAACCGTGGGGAAGTCAGCTCCTCCACGATGCAGTCGACGGACACGCCACGGCCGACGAACTGCAGGGTCTGCGTGTCGGTCTCGTCGGCGATGGCCCGCAGCGTGTTGAACAGGGTGTAGACGTTCTCGGCCTGGTCCCCGGTGAACGCAGTCCCGTCGACGTTGAGGGTGCCGTACAGCTGGAGGACCAGCCCGACGCGGGCCTCGTCCATGACCCGGGTGCGGGCGTACCGTCCCGCCTCGCCGGCGATGATCCGGTTCGACCCGCGCTTCGGGGGGGACGCGAACAGGTCGGACCAGTCAAGGCAGCGGATCCCGCCGTCGAGGCGGAGGGTGCCGATCTGGAGGTATTCGGCCATCAGACGGCCTCGAGGAACGCGAGGCGCTGCTGGTGGCGGGCCTCGGTCAGGGTGGCGCGGGTCACGTCACCGTTGAACGTCTGGTTGACGGTGAACGTGACGCCTTGGGCGGTGCCGCCGACGGGGATGATCTGTTCCCCGGGGCGGGCGATGATGGGGACGTTCGTGCCGGGACGGCCGGGGACGATCCCACCGTCGTGCATGAACATCATTCCGCCCGACCGGGACCGGGTGGTGGTCTGGTTCGGCGGTTCTGCACTACGGGGCGTTGTGCGCGATGGGTTCGACGGAGCGGTTTTGGACGGACCTGGGCCACGAGCGTTCTCGCGGACGATCCGTTCGGCTCGGATCTCCGGTATCGCTCCTTCCAGTGGGTTGGTCTTGAGGAAGTTCCAGAAGCCGTTCCACAGTTCTCGGGCCATCAGCCCGCCGACGGTCTTCCCGAACTCGGCCAGGGCCGGGGCGACCGTGTCGTTCAGCCACTCCTCGATCTCGGGCCACGCTTTCTCCCACTCTTCCTTGACCTGCTCGATAGCACCTTCAAGTCCGTCTTCCTCGAACGCGTCCAAGATCCGTTCGACCGCAGGAATGACGTTCTCGTCCGCGAAGGTCAGGAACACCTCCTGTGCGGACCGCCACGCCTCGGTCCACCGGGTCTTGATGTTGTCGTAGGCGGTTTCTCCAACTTGGTCGGTGGCATCCTCAACATCCCCGAGGCCGTTCTCGATGTTGAGGAGCGACTCGAGGAACTGGGGGATCTCGTTGACCGACAGATCTTCGAGGGGGGTGCCGAACAGGGCGACGGCAGCGTTGGCCTGGGCGACCGGGTCCTCGATGGCGAGGAGCCCCTCGATGATCTCGTCGAACGCGTCCCGTGCGACGTCGCCTCCCTCGAGGATCCGTTCGGCCATCTTCCCGGCGTCCAGGCCGATGATCTCGAACGCCTCTTGGGTTGCCGTCGACATGTCCGTCGACCGGATCCCGAACTCCTTGATCGCATCGCCAGCCTTGTCGATGCCGTACTGGCCGTCCTCAGCACCCTGGATCAGGATCGCGAACGCTTCCTCGGCGTCGAACCCGAGAGCGTCGAAGAACTGGCCGTACTCGGTGGACGCCTCAAGCAGCTCCCCGCGCAGCGCGGCAGGCATCTCCTGCAACCCGCGGGTGATCGTGTCGAACGCTTCCTCAGCATCCGACACCAGCCCGGAGTTGAGGAGCACCCCGGCGGCAGAGATCGCTTCGGACACGTCAACGTTGAACACGTCCGCGATGGTGAGCGCATCGCGGGTCAGCCCACCGATCGCTTCCTCACCGAGCTCGCCGAACGAGCCGAGGGTGGACGCCACCCCCTCGATTGCCGAGTTGACCTCCCCGATGTTGTCACCGAACGCTTCGGACCAGACCTCACCCGCGATCCGTCCGGCCGCCTCCATCTCGGAGTCGGACAGGTTCAGGGCCGCGCCGAGCTTGTCGGTCGCAGCGTCCCGCTGGAACGCCTCCACCAGCCCGGCAGCAAGTGCTGCACCCCCCGCGGCGCCCGCCACCCCGAGGACGCCGGGCAGCTTCGACGCGAACCCTTCAGCAGACTTCTGGGCACCCTTGAGCGCACCGGTGAACGACTTCTCGTCCCCGACGATACGGACTGTAAGTACGCCCTTCTTAGCCATAGGGCGCACTCCTCTCTAGGTATTCCGCCATAGTGCGAAGCAGGTCCGCAGAATCGCGGGCATGACCGATGGACACGTTGCAGCGGCTACAGAGCAGACCCCTAACCGCCCCAGTGGTGTGGCAGTGGTCAACAGCCAGCCGACCTAACCGCTCAGCCGCCTCAGGAGCTCCGCAAGTGGCGCAGCCGCCCTCCTGGCTTGCCAGTATCCGGTCGTAATCAGCGATCCCGATGCCATAGTTCGCCCGCAGATTCCACTCACGCTGCACCTCGGGGCGGTTGCGGCTATGCGTGATGAGGTTGGGATGCGCGTAGCCCATGTGCGTCTGCTTCCCACGATCATCAAGGAACCGGCGAGGGCAGGCGGGACACGCAACCGGCATGAGGTCTTGATGCAGCCGGTTGCAGTGAATCGTGAGCTTCTTGGCACTTACGTACCAGCCAGAGCAGTACGGGCACTGGACCCCTTCACCTTCACTCATTCGAGGCTTCGGTCGGCTGTGCCGCTTGCCTGCAACGGAGACGTCGCCAGTGCGTCGCCAACGGCTGTAATGCATCGCGCACCAGCCGCGTCCGACCGGGACTTTGCCGCAATCCCCGACGGAACAGGCACGGACGGTTATCGCCATCAGCCGTCCTTATCTGGGATCGCGGACACGAACGTCCACACTTCGATGCCCGACATGGACGCAACGTCTGCCGGGGTGAGACCGAACCAGTGGGCGAGGGCGGGCAGCAAGGAGTGGGGGATCACTCCTTGCCAGAGGTAGGGGGGTCGTCGACGTCCCCTCCGAACTCGCCGAACAGGGTCTTGGGGCCGACCTTCAGGGCGGACACGGCCAGTTCGTCGGACGGGTCGAGCCCATCGCGGAAGGTGACGAACTTCGGGGGGTTGTGCCCTTCGGCGATCCGTTCGAGCCAGATGAGTGCGGCCATCGCGTCGACGTCGGACCCTTCCTCGAGGCCGGCCATCAGCCCCTTCGGGGTGAGGTCCACCGTGCGGCGCAGTTCAGACCAGGCCGCCAGGGGCACCTCGACGAACGTGAGGGTGCGGTCGTCGCCGTTGAACGCGAACCGGATACGGACGTCAGGGATCACTTCGTCTCCTACAGGTCGTCGAAGTCGAGGCCGGCACCCTGGACGGCTGCCTCGACCCCGCGCATGTACAGGTCTTCGATGTTCGGGGTCCGCTTGATGGCGGTCCCGACGATGTGGGGCCGCTTGGTCGTCCGCGGCTTGTACCGCTTCCCCCACTGGCGCTTGACGATGTCGGTCTTGGTGTCGCCCGGTTCGGCACGGTGCGCACCACCGGCCATGAGCTGCACCAGCCGGGCGTTCGCCGACGGCCGGACCTTCGCGCCAGCCCCCAGCCCTACCCGTTCAGGGAGGGGCTGCAGACGGGAGATGACGAGCTGGCCGATGGCCTTGTTCGACCGGCCGAGCTGCTTCTGCAGTTCACGGCCGCCGGCCTGCTTCATCGCCCGGGAAAGGTCACGGACCCCTTCGACCCGGATCCCGGCGGCAACCATCAGGAGGTGGCGCGGGTGATGACGCCAGTCACCTGGAATGTCGGGGAGGTGTTGGCCGTGTCCCCGACGGACGCGCCGAACGGGTCGTATTGGGTCAGGATGACCGACCCCGAGTACGACGGGTTCGTGGCCGACACGTCCGACGCGGTGGGCTTCACCACGAACGTGACGGCAGCGTCACCGTCGTAGATGGCCCACAGGGTGGCGTCGACCTCGTCCGCGTCGAAGTTCTGCCGGAACTCCAGGTCGAGGGTGGCGTCCTTGAGCCCCACGAGGTATTCGCGGGATCCGACGCCCATCGCGGTGGACTCCTCCGCGGCCTGCTCGAGCGGCAACGAGGCCGACACGAGATGGTCTGAGAGGTTCACCGAGTTGATGACGATGTCGTAGTCGGTGGCGGCGAACTTCGCCATGTTGATGCTCCTTGTGTGTGGTCCGCCTCGGCGGACAGATCAGCTGGACGAGAGCCCGATGACATGGGCGAACCGGACCCGGGTCGGGCTGCCGGTGATGGTGTACGACGACCGCCACCAGGTGTCGGTCACCGGACCTTCCAACGTCTGCCAGTCCGACCCGACAGCGTCCAACGTGGCGTGCGTCAGCCTGGTGACACCGGAGGCGAACCCGGATGCGTCATCCGAGTCGGCCGTCACGGCCACCGTCGGCGCGGTGCCGCCGGTGAGCTCGATCAGGTGCAGCGACGAGTAGACGGACACCCCTTCGGCGGTGGCGCCCAGCTGCACGGCCGTGCCGGTCCCCGTCTCGGTGACCTCGGTCGCGGTCGGTTGGAGGAGGAACCCGCGGGTGACCTTTCCGGACATCACCCCGGACGCGCTGTAGTTGTACGGCGACCCGACCTCTGCCGTTTCGGCGTAGTCGGTGTGGATGGTCTGCCCGGTGTAGGCCCGTGCGCCGGCGTCCTTCCCGACAGCGAACGTCATCGGGATCGTTGTCGACGCGGACCGGATCCGGTTGTAGACGGTGTCGGCGGTGACGAGCGGGTCCCAGAACCCTTCGTGGGAGAACTCGGCGGACTTGAGCCCGGGGATGTACTCGCGGGTCCCGTCGGTGCAGAACGCGGTGACGTCGAGCGCGTCGCGGTTGAGCTGCACCGAGGTGGCGGAGGTGTCGCAGGACAGGTCGACCCCGCCGACGATGATGGCGGCGTTCTTCCAGACGAACTTGGCCATCAGTCGTCCTCCGGTTCAGGGTCGGGGTCGAACAGCCGGTCGAGGCCGTCAGGGATGTCGTCGAACCGGTCACCGACCCGGACCGGCTGGCCGTTGAGGGTGAAGTTCTGGTTGGCGGTCGGCATGTCAGGCTCCGTAGTCGGAGGTGTCCACGAGCACGTCCACGTCCCACTGTGCGGCGAGATAGACGATCGACGGGGAGGTGGTGTCGACCCCTTCGAACGCTTCGCCGAGTTGTGAGACACGGACGTCGTCGCACACCCCGCCGAGGGTCGGGTCTGCTTCGATGGCGGCCTTCACCGACATGGCTCCGGCGCCGTCCATGTAGTCCTCGAGCCTGTTCACTGCGGTGCGGTTGTCTGCCAGGCCGACGAAGATCTGGACCGGTACGGTCCAGGTGTCAAGGCCGCGTTGCATCGCCTGGTCGTAGGTGACGGTGGGCCAGCCGACGACCGCCATCGGGGTGCGGATGTTCTGCCCGATCCACTTGGCGACGTTGAGCCCGTCGATGGTGTCGAGGGCGTCGACGAGCCCGTCGCGGATGTCTCCGACCTGGCTCACAGCACCATCCCCAGCAGCGAGACCCGACGGAACGGCTTGAGGAGCAGTTCCACGTCAGGGTCGAGGCGGGCGGACAGGCGCATCCCTCCACCGTCGAGCGAGGGGATGTCGGCGATGCCGAACGGGGCGTCCTTGCGTTTCTGGATGCGGGACGCCTGGATCAGGCACGCCTCGGTGACTTGCGGCGGGATCGCTGCCCACCCGAACCGTCCGACGATCTCGACCCCGTCGGGGACCATCTGGAAGGTGATGCGGGGGAACCGGACCGCCTCGTAGGGGCGGGCGGGTGACTCGGACGGGTTGTTGCGCGGCTCGAGGACCCACGTCGACGACGCCCGTTCGCTGTAGCCGCCGCCGTCGGTGGTGGCTACGGACAGGGTGGTGACGGTCTGGACGGGGTCGGTGGGGACGACGATGCCGCGGCGGGTTGGCCGGGCCGTGTAGTACCGGGTCTGGTCGTCATCGGCGCCGGTGTCGTAGAAGAACTGGCCGGTGTACTCGTCGATGGCGCGGGACACCGTTTCGATGACCCGTTCCAGGCGGGCGTTGTCGACGGAGTCGTCGACGCCAAGTTCGCCTTGGAACACACCGAGGTCGCAGTAGCCGTTCGTGATCGCCATCAGTCGCCCTCATGTGT